GCATTACAGGGTTACGACTAAGTATATCAGCATAAGTTCTCATTACGGTGCTTTTGGTTTAGGCGTTGTAACTGTTGCTGCGGCAGCTGTAGTAGCTTTGGCAGTTGTAGCAGCTGAACAACCAGCTGTGTTACATGCTTTAACTGAGAGTGTGTACTCTGTTGCCGCTGTAAGACCTGTAAGTGCCGCAGTCTCAGTTGTAACATCTTTAGGGTAACCTGTAACAGTAGGTGTTACATTAACTGTATACTTATCAGCTTTAGCTGTCACAGCCCATGTAAATACAATACTATCGGCAGCTGGTGTGCTTGCAGTAACACCTGTTGGTTTAGACGGTTTAGTCACAACAGGAGGAACAACTGGACCACCACCGTCAGCGATAATAGCCAAGTCACGTGCTTCATGTGTCATTGTCTCATCAGGGTCACGTAAACGTGCTAAACATTGAGTCATTGTCTCGTTTGGTTTTTGATTTTTGTGGATTGCTTGTGTAAGTGTAGTTGCCATGGTAATACCTTTTTTAAAGTATTATAGCATAAAATTTAATTGAGGGAGGTGAGGGGCGAACCCCTCTGAAAAGTTAGTGTGTTTGAAAAGACCCGTTAGGGTCTTAAGCTTTTTTAGTGAGTAGTAAAACACCACCCGTATTTTTTACGTTTGTTGCTACTTGTGACCAGTTAGTTGATTTAACAATATCAGCTCTAGTGATAGGTTTAGTCTTGTCATAAGCATAACCTTTAAGGTCGATACCATACTGAGACTCACCTTGCCACATAATTGTGATGTTGTCTTTACCAAGCTCTTCTTTAGTAGTGATATAGAAGTCATCATCACCAATACAAGTAATTGCATTAACTGCTAGAGCTAGAACTGCACCACTATCTGCTGCTGCTGCACCTTTACCAAGTAAAGCTGGAGAGTCAGTAACAAGTACAGGTTTACCAAGAGTTGCTACTGAACCTGAGTTAAGAGTTGCCCCTGCAATAGAGTCAATAGTTGCTGCAACTACGTTGCCTTTCATTAGACCATAGTAATCTTGTGAACGCATTACAAAACATGCAATCTCGTCAAGTCTATCACCATATTTACCCATAGCGTCAATCATAGTGTCGTAAGACAATACTGTTGTAGCTGCTGCACCTGAGTTAACAGTCATTGCATCAGTTTTTTGGATTGCACCAATAAGAGCACCAATAGAAGTGTTAAGCATATCAGCCATTACAGCGTCAGCTAGTGCTTCACCAAGCATTGCAGAAAATTCTTCAGGAGATTTACCGATGTCTAAGAATGCTGAACGAGTAGTTTCGTATGGACCAAATCTAGCTGGTAGGTAAGGGATAACGTCTTCAAGTTGAGTCATTTTAGCTGCTGTAACTGCTGCAGTTGAGTTTTTATCTCTATCGTTGATAAGGTCAGATTGTGCTAATTCTTTGAAGAATGCAATTTCTTTATAGTTACCAAGTAATGATGCTGTAGTTAAGTTGATAGCGTTGTTTGAGTTTGCATTAAACCCTGCTACGTTTTGTGCTAGTTTTTCTAGGTATCCTGATTGAACCCATTCTGTATAGACCTTAAAGTCATTTGGTACTGTTGTTGCCATAATGTTTCCTTGTTGTTGTTGTTGTGTTGTTAAGCTTCGGAATCCACCTAAGCAAGGTTATCTGTGCCGTTTGAGTTTTCCTTTACGTCTAAAGGTCATCGTGCGTAACGTACGATTACGACTTTAAAGGTCAAGCAAATCCATGCTTAATTAGTAAAAGTATATCAGAAGTTAGTTTAAAAGTAAACCCCCGTGCAGTTACACGGGGTTGGAAGAGGGAGTTTTATCATAGTAAGAGGCTATGAGGAGGACTTACAGTAGCAGTGCACTGTTAAATGCCCCCTTAGGTTACGCTAGTGGTAATTTATTGTACGCTTCTTCTCCGTATTTTGCTCTGTACTCTTTCTTTTCATCAAATGACATAGTTGAACGTACATAATTGCCGCCCGATTGTGCACCCGATGGTCCGTGGATAGTTTTCTCTGTTGGAGCACCACCACCTGCTAAAAAGCGTTGTTGGAACACAAAATCACGTGCAGGGTCAGCTTTAATCTGATTAATTCTGTCTTCTAACGTTAATGGGTTAGAGTTTTCGTTATATAGAGTTTCTCCACCTGAACCTTTGTACACAATGTTACCTTGCTCATCAAAAGATGCATCTTCACCTATCCATTGGAGCAACATCGCGTTGGCATGTTCACCTTTGGTTTGACCCATAACATCGGTTGACGATATAGCAAGTTTCATCTTATAATCGTTGATTGCTGCATCACGTTTCTTCAATTCTCCGTTTAGAGTGTCTAATTTAGTCGCAGAAGATGCTTTAAGCTCGTTAAACTGCTTATCACGTGCAGCAATAGCGTCATCGTTACCATATGTAGAGAGTTTGTTTCTAATAGCATCAGGTGTAAAGTCTTCTATACCTAGCTCATTACGAATAATGTCTTTTACTTTGTCTCTTGACTGTATTGTTTCAGTTAGTTGGTTTTGTGCAGTGCTATACTGTTTCTCCAAGCCCATTACTTTCTCTGTGTTCTGTGTCATTGTTGTTTCAATGTTTCCTAAAATCTCAGTTGCTTGTGGATTGTCCGCTAGCATTGCCTTAAGTTCTGTAATTCCTGCCATTTTATTCCTTTGGTTTTAATGTCCGACAATTATACCCAAGTCATCCTTGGGTTGTCAAGGGTGTTACTTCTTATCACCCGACTCGATAGCTGACTTAGTACGGTTATCCGTCGATGGGAGTGCGTTGTCGTTCACCTTCGGTTTAGGAGTGAAGTTGTCAGCTTTGATTTTCTCTATCTCGTTCTTCGTTGACTCTATACTAATGAGCTCTGCGTCTGAGAGGGACTGTAAGTAAGTCTCGACGCTCACTAACCCTTGCATGTAAGACTCGAACAATAGTCTCTGACCATCTGTACCTGCTAGTGCCGCATTAAAGTCTTTAGATAAGATGAACGCTGAGCCTGTTGCTGGCGTCTCGTTCATGAACTCACTTAAAATAGTTAACGCTTTGTTCATACCCGTCTCAACACCTACAGCAATAGCTGACACTCTATCTGATGCCTCAGCTTGTAATAACGCTACCTCTGTTGCAGTCTTTTGAACTGTGTTAGCACTGTCAGCCGCACGCAAGATACCCGTTGTAATGTCCTCAGTGATTGAGTCAAGGTCTTTCTCTAGCTGTTGTATTGACGAACCATCAAGCTCACGCCATTGGAAGTCTGCCTCATCCTTAGTGCCTTGGAACATGAACGCCTCATCCACACCTATAACTAGGGCAGGTTTAGCTGTCTTGGATTGTCCTTGGTCATCTATCTCTGCACCCCAAATGACAGGTATCGGTAACGCAGCCATTGTAAGGTAACGGTCTTTATGTGAGAGTCTGTTAAAGTGTTTGACGTTAAGCTTAGCAATATCGTACAACATCGGTACATCGTCAATGTCAACTGTAACCAATGGTATCGCTGGGTAGTCAGTAGTGATGTGTGATGTCTTGATTATCTCTTTAGACCCTTGTGCTCTCTCGTATATGGTGATGTCACCGTTCTCATCGTAGTGTCTCCATTGTTGGAAGTACTCTGTACCGAAGTTGCCTCTTGGACGTGAGAGTATCTCTTCTATAACGACCATTGTGAAGCTACCGTTAATGTCTTTACGCCAATTGATAAGCTGATTACGTGTGATGTGCACTAGGTACGGCTCAGATGATGCATCTTGTGGAGAGTCGACAAGGATGAACGTCTTACCATCTAATGTGGCAGATGTTGTAAGCTGTTTAGTAAACGCTCTAATATCTTGATGCTTATCGATATGGGGAAAGGTGCGTTGTACACGTGCGCCCCAACCATCATGCTCAATCGCCTTACGAAAAATCATACCTGTGAACGCCTCAACAGCTCTACGCACGAAGTTACGGAGTGTAGCTCTATCTTGTCTATCTTGGAAGGTAGCTTGTATCTCTTGTGGGAACTTGAACATATGTTGTTTAGCCGAGTCTACACCCTCGTAGATGTCGTTAACTAGTGCTAACTGATGTCTATGCTTAACATAAGAGAGGTGTCTCGCATCAGGCGAGTCCCTTTGTGTTGCTTGGTTGAGCATGAGGAGGTTCTCAAATGATGATGGGTAGATTACTTCTTGTGTGGTATACATCTTGTACCTTTTTTAGTGTATTGTAACATAACTATCCTAATCTCATACGACCGACAGCTGTAGACGCCTTAGCTAGACCGAATAACCTATCGATACAGTATCCCATGGCATCGAGAATATCCTCGTCGCTATCCTTAACAGGTAGTGAGTTATCATCGTAGACCTGCTTCTCTAGCTGCTCGGTTGCATGGGGGCAGTTAGAGACGTTAACGAACAGACGTCTAAGATTAGAGGCGTCTAAGAACATGGTGTTCATACTGACCACACGTTGTCTGATAGGAGGGTTCTTGTTAGGAGCGTTAACTCTGAACCCTGCATCACGCAAGAGGCGTATGTCAGATTTAGACGCGTCAACACTCTTACGTGACCGACCACTGGCATCGGGGTAGATAATAATAGTGCGACCTGCGAACTTAGCTTGTAGGACGTGTATCATGGCAGGGGTATCGGCAACATGATGCACCTCGTCCACCATGTAAGCCGTCTTCTCGTCACCCTTCATGAACACGGCGGCAGCCATACGCCCGACGTTGAAGTCCATACCAATGTGCACAGCATTAGACGCATCAAAATCATCTATAGTTAGGTTGGTGTTGGACGCGATGCGGTCGAACCCTGTGTAGACACATGCACCGTTAAGGTTGACCCACTCACCGTTGAGGTAGGCGTCAATAAGTTGTGGCGGGTACGACTCCTTAAGTGTGGCAATATAGTCAGCAGGGAGATGGTAGTTATCCTCTGATTTAGCACGGATAAGCTCGTATTGTGGGTTGTCCGTATGGTCTTTGCCCCACATGTTATAGGTGAAGCCGAAGCCCTCAGGTGTAGTGGTCACACCAACAGAGTTAACGCCCTCTGTCCCGTTTGGATTAGTGAACTTCTTACGGTTACGTGCCATAACTCTTATCCACACCTCCATTGCCTTATCTTTAGTTAAAGTGTCTACTTCATCCAAGATAGCCATATGGGTCTCATACCCAATAATACGTGAGAAGTTGTCCATCGAACGGAAGATTATCTCTGCTTTACCCGTAGGCATCCACACCTCCATTATCCCATCACTCTTGTTCAACTTGTACTTAATGCCACTGTTGGCGAAGATGTCCTCGAACCGAGGGTAGATTATCCGTTTGAGCAGGTCAACCGTTGGCTCGTAGATGCCCACTCTCGCCTTGGGTACTGTGCTTAGGAACCGTAACGTACGGTAGACTAGTGCTTCTGTCTTGCCACTACCGTACCCACCAAGGAGCAAGGGGAACTTGGCAGTTGACATAACGAACTTGAACTGATGAGGCAGTGCTTTACCCACTAGCCTACTCATCTGTTGCTACCTCGATGACTGTGGTGTCTTG